GCCTTGACGTTGAACAGGATCGCGTTCGCTTCGGCACCCGTAATTTCCTTGGCGGCCAACATGGTCGCCACCAGATCACCAATCGCCCGCTGGGCGTCCCGGACAGCCTTGTCGATCTGGTCGGCGTTGATTTCTTCACCGTTGAACGCCGCCACGATTGCCTCGTTTAGTTCATCAACTTGTCGTTTCGCTTCGTCGAATGCGTCTTGGCGGGTCAACTGGCCGAGGAATGCGTCCCAAGCGTAGGTGACGTCGGGCAGGGTTTCCTCTTGCAACTCTTGCAATGGGGCTTGTACGTCGTCGCGGATGATCTTGCCGAGCACCCGGCCGACGCCGCCCATCCGGTCAAATTCGGCCGCAACTTTGCCCATGTCGTTTGATCCCTGCGGTAGCAGGTCAAAGAACGATTTGATTGCGCCAGTGACCTTTTTGACGGCGCCAAAGATGTCGGTGATGACCTCCACGGCATCAGCCAAGATGGGCACCAGCGTTTCACCGACCGCCAACGCGAACTCTTCGCCAGCGTCTTTCAGGGTGTCGAACGTGTCCCGCAGTTGTTTGGCTTTGCGAACCTCGTCCTCGTTCACAACTTTCGCGTCGGCAACGGCTTTCAATGACGCTTCCAGTTCGGCGGATCCCATGTTGATGACCGTCGACAGTTCCTGCCAGCCTTTGCCCAGCAGTTGGGTGGCGACCTGTGCCCGTTTGGCGGGATCTTGAATCTTGCGTAACGCCTCGACCGTGTTCAGGAATGTCTTGTTGATGTCGGTGGCGCCGGTAGCGGTTTTGGCGATCTCAATCCCGGCGTCCGCGAATGCGGTGCTGTTGTCGGCCACCGCCCGGTTCAATTTGTTCAGGCCGGTTTGTAAAGATGCTTGCTCGACACCGATGTCGCCCAATACTTCCATGTATCGGCTGGCGTCCTCAACGGCTAGGCCGGTGGCGGTAGCGAACTTGTCGGCCGATAGGGCTAGTTCTTGGAACGCGGCGACGCCTTTGGCGGCGAATCCGACGATTGCGGCGCCACCCGCGGCGGCCAACGTGGCGGCGTTGGCTTTGATTGCGTCGAACGCGGCTTCGCCACCGGCCTTGAATTTGCCCATGGCGCCGTCCGCTTGACCGACTTTGTTCTTGAAGTTCTTGAACGCCGCCTCGGCTGATTTCAAGCCTTTGTCGGTGAATTCCGAAACGATGGGCAGGGTAATTGCCATTAGCGGATCCTCAGCAGTGCACGGGTGGTTTCAGCCTCAACGCGGGCCACAATGTCCCGCAGGCCGGCCTCCAAATCGGCTGTTTTGGTTTCTAGATCGGCCCACATGAACCGGGACGCCGGGCGACCCAATGCGGACGTCAGGGCCGGGGCAAAGTTGGGGCGCTGGTATTTGGAACTGCGCCGCGACGACGATCCGCCAGCCCGCCCGGCCATGTCGCTGATCGCCACCGGGGCGCCTTTGGTGCTGATTTTGATAACCGACACGGTGCTAGTGCCCGGCGGTTCAGTCAACATCCGTCGCGGCCGTCGGGTATCCGTTCGGACAGCGACGTTGCGCCTGTTCGCCCAGCCGGTACGGCCCGCATGGTTCATGCCCGACAGGGGTGCCGTATTGGGTATGGATCGGTTGATTTCTTGGGCGACGGGCCTGACGAGGCGCTGGATGTCCCGGCCAATCTCTTTGCGCAGGTCGGGCTCGAGACGGCGCAGTTCCCGTAATGACTCTTGTAGCCCACGAACTTCGATCATTGGAATGGCGCCTCCTTGGGCGTCAATAGTCGCACCATTTCGTCAATGATGGTAGGAGGGGTGTCCATCAGGTCAACGGGACTGATCCCTGTTCGGATTGCTAGTTGGGCGATCAGGTTGACGGCGTAGCCGGCTCGACCGACTGTCCTTTTGGGACGAACGTAACCTCGGACAGTTCGTCGATAAATCCGGTGAACGGTTTGACGGTCACTTTGGCGCGGCGCAGGGCATGCCATGCAAGATTGGCCAACGGTTTGAATTTCAGATCGGCCAGAAACTTGCCGGGTGACAAGCCCGGATTGGCTTCTTCCCAATCGACGGCGACACGGTAGGTGACGGGCACCGTATGTTCGGTGCCGTCCTCCATGACGACGTGCAAATCCATTCCGATCATGTCGACCCCCAGTCAGGTTGTCGGTTGGTTACGGCGCCGTAATGTCGCGCGTCAGGGCGCCGCCTTGGAACACGGCCTCAATGGTGGCCAGTTCGCCAAAGGCGCCCGAGATCGGGGTGAACGACGCCAACATGCAGTTCGTCAACGTGTATTCCGGGTTGCTTGCCGACTCGGTGGTGCCCGACGGGCTGATCACGAGGGTGCAGGCGCCGGTGTTCCATGCGTCGTACAGGGTGGCTTCGATTTCGCCAGCACCGTACGACGTGTAGAGGGTCAGGGCGATCTGGTTGTTCTGCAAGCCTTTGACGAACTTGTGGGCCGTGTCACCGAACGCGGTGGACTCCAACGCGTCAAACGCGGCGGTGATCGTGGCCGACGAGCAGTTGTCGGTCAGATCGGTGGTGGTGGCGCCGACGGTGATATTCACGGTCGGGTTCTGCAAGTAGGTAGTCGTGGCCATTGTGTTAGTTCCTTTGGGTTGAGGCTCTGACGGTCAGATCGTACGCCGGGATTTCCTGACTGCCCACTAGGGCAATCGACGGGGCGCCAGCGATGATGTCCATGTCGGATTGCATCAGCGATTCCACGGTGGTCATCAGGTAGTCGGCGGCGTCGCTATTGCCGGGCGGGGCGGCCAAGACTCGGATGACCAACTCGACCGTCGCTACGTTGTTGTTCCAACTGGTGAACCGGGGTAATTCGATGAACACGGTCAGCGGGCGGGCGTTCCGCGGGTCGGTGACGGGCACCAGACTGCGGGCCGTGATCGACGCGGAAACCTTGCTGATGACGTTGGCAAGGAATCCGGTGGCGGCCATTCATGCCACCTGCGAACGGTTACAGCCCAACAACTGCATGACGCGGCCCATGGTCATTGTGGGGGCGCTGACGGTCATGTCTTGGAACGATTGGAACGAGTCAATGGATCCGCGTTCCCGGTACAAGCCGGCCGCGTAGAGGGTGGTGCCGAGGGTGACGTCACCGCCGGGGCTGGTGGTCAGGCTGTCGCTGTACCCGGCTTCTTGCCGTTTGCGGTAGGCAAACTGGTTAGCCGCCGAGACGCAGGTGGCGATGAATGCGGTGTCGTTGGCGGTGGCGGCTGCAATCCCCAAGAATTCGGTGACGTTGGCCGACGTGATCCACGAACAGGTTGCCGTCCATGTCAGGGTGCCGTAAGGGTTCAGGTCGTCGCGTTCGACGTCGGATCCGCTGTCACGGAACAGCAGTTGGTTCGGGATCGGGATGTCGTAGTTGAATTCCCAGTCGCCCTCGTCGGTGACGCCGATGAACAGGTACGGCGGGACGGCCAAGACGGTTTGTGCACCGTCGAGGCCGTCTCCGACGTTTGTCAGAGTCACCGATTGCCCGACTGCGATCGGTGTCTCTTCCAATGTCTGGATCACGGCCACGTCGTCGAGACGCATCCGGTGCGTAACGGTGAACGTGGCCATGGTCAGTTGGTTGTCTGGATCAGACGAACGCGGCCTTGATGAACTTGGTCGCGTCGATCATCGACGCCGAGAAGTAGCCGCGGAACGCGATCGTGCGGGCCAGCAGGCTCGGGTTCTCGATGCTGACGACGCCCTTCTGCTGTTCCCAGCATTCGAATCCGTCGGGGTGGCCGACGATCAGGGTGCCGCTGGCGAAGTTGCGGTCGACGACCGGGATGAGGCCGAACGCGTTGCCGGTGGCCGATCCGGGGGCCATGGAACCGAACGCGTTCATCGGGCCCACCTGCGGGAACAGGGGACGGTCGGCGGTGTCAGACAACTGGCCGAGGGACGCCCAACGGTTCGGGGCCATGAAGATATGCGTCGGCAGGTTGCCGTTGCTGTTCGACAGGATGTCCGAGGCGGCGGTGTAGATCCATTCCACCCAGTAGGCCGGGTCTGCGACGCTGGCCGACGTGAAGTTGTTGGTGTCGGTTGCACCGGCCACGAGCGCGTCGGCGGCCACGTCATCGGTCTGGTTAGCGTAGATGCGCGACATGTCGTCGAGCAGGGCGTTCAACACCTCAGGCGACGACCAGTCGATGCTGGCCTCCGACAACTCGACGTATCCGCCGTAGATGCCCTTGGTGATCTGCACGTCGTCAACGACGAACGTGCCCGACGTGATCGTGTTGCCCTCGGTGACGGTGCCAATCGAGGTATGGGTCGTCACCTTCGGACGAATGAACACCTTGCCGGACTGGGGCATGGCGCGAACACCCACCGCGTCAACGACCGGGCGGATGCCGCGGAAGTTGTTGTAGACGGGGGCGACGACCGGGGTCGGCAGGACGCCGGGGGTGTCGGTCGTGGTGACGTCCGGGGCGGCGAACTTGCGGATGTTCTCGTTCATCTGGTGGAACCGGTGGCCGCCTTCGAGGAACGCGACGATGTAGTCGCCCATCGACGGCAGGCGGAATTCC